GGTGGCAGATTTTCTGGGTCAGGTTAAAAATAATATTGTCAATGATGTGCCAGAAGGCGCTGAAAAGAAAAAAGTATTCATGCTGGACATTGATCTTGTTGACGGCATCAAACAATTCATACATGACGGCAGGCATAACAGTTTTTTGGAACGCCCCAGCACCGTGCAGAAGATTGCCGCATCCTGCGGTTGGTACATTGGTGAAGACAGAATCAAAGTCAGGGAATGGAATCCGCGCGGTCATAGTCGAGCGAAGTTGATTGCCAGCACACCAGCCTTGGCCTGTATGACCAAGAAAGAACATGCAGAAGCTGAAGGCGTTACAAAGCTGGACGTTGTATCAACGGCACGAGACTGGCGTGGGATGTGATGTCAGCCAATCCTGCGCCACAAGCCATTCACAATATGCATGGTCAGAAAGCATTTCGGCCACCGTGAGGCCTTTGTATTTGCCAAACGGCACGACATTGGAGGCGGACTGTTCCGCAGACATAAAAAGACCCTTTCATTGTTTTCATTGGGAAAGTTAGGTGTCAAAGTGTCTACTTTTTCTCGATTTTCAACACTTTACCCTTACTTACCTTTCTATTCTGATCTACCGTAAGTGTACAAAAAGCAGAAAAAATAGACACTTAGACACCTTAGAATTTGCATAGCTCCTTGCTGGATACGAAAAACGTGCGAAATACAGCCTGCGCCTGATTTTGCCGGTGTTTGCCGGTGTTGCATTGGCCTCTGGTCCTACAGCCGACACATGCCTGTTGCGTTGCGGCAATAAAAGCGCCACAACCTGAAGCCAATGATTTTGGGCGTTCTGGGCGCTCAATTTGCTCATTGGGGGTGAAATGCCTTGGGCTGTAGCGGTTACTCGCCCATGCTATGAAACTAAGGTGATCCCGCACCTAGAGCGCCAAGGGATGGAATTCTTCCTGCCACGCATCAGGGTGCTTGCGCCCGGTCGGCTTCATAGAATAGAACCGTTGTTCCCACGTTATTTCTTCTGCTCCGTGGGCAGTGCGTGGCGACAGCTTTTAACGACCATCGGCATCAGCAGTGTCCTCATGAGTGGAGAGAAACCCGCGTTGCTTCCGGATCACGTAGTGATAGACCTGAAGGCGCGTTGTGATGCTGAAGGCGTTTATATCCCACCTCCACCGTTCAAATATCTCCGTGGCATGAAAGTGAAAATCAAGTGTGGACCGTTTTCCGGTCGGCTGGGTGTTGTGCAAGGCATGCGCGGCAAAGAACGTGTTTCTGTTTTGATAGATATTATCCAAGCGAATATTTTCGAAGGCGACCTGACACCATTTCCGTAGCTGGGTGTTTGTGTAGCAACTGAGTGCATGCGCACAGTGCGCTGCATGGGAGTAGCGGAGCAATGCCATCAGCAATACGCCAGAAGCTCTATGATACGAAGCGATGGATACGCTTGGCCAAACAACAGTTGCGTGACCATCCCTTGTGTGTGCGCTGCCTAGAGCAAGGCGAAGTAGTACCTGCTACCATTGCTGACCATGTGCAGCCACACAAAGGAGATGTGAAGTTATTCTATTTTGGAAAACTTCAAAGTCTTTGTCTTGCACATCATTCAGGGAGCAAGCAGTACGAAGAGAAGAATGGATTTAGAAATGAAATTGGAAATGACGGTTGGCCACTTGACCCGATGCATCCTGTAAATAGAATTCAAAAACAGAATTTGAAATCAGAAATGAAACGGACAGTTGAAGAAAAGAACGGGGGCAGGGGGGCTTGACCAAAATGCAGTACCTTGGACAAGCCGTGTCGCGCCGGAGCGTCGGACAGCCAACGTCGTTTAATGTTCATCAATGAAATGAGGGCTTTGTAGGCGAATGAAACAGCATGGCGTTAAATCTGCGTCCCAACAGGCCATGGCCAAGCAAGCTCCTGCGAAGACGTGTGTACCGTTGACACCGCCAAGTGATTTGACCGACGAAGAGCGGGCGTTGTTCAACGAAATTGTCAGCGACTGCCACCCTGAACATTTTGTGCGCGGTGATAAAGCACTGCTGGCCAATTTTGTGCGCGCGTCAGTGACCTGCATGCATGCAGCGCGTGATCCAGCGCAAGTTGATGTATGGGCGAAAATGACGAAGGTCCAAGCTCGCCTTGCCGTAAGCCTGCGCCTTGGCCCAAGCGCGCGCAACCGACGCTACCGAGCAGCCAAGATGGCCGCTGAAGTAACAGAGCGTCAGGCTGTTGCCACTCCTTGGAGCTACGTTGCCACGCCGTCGTAATAGTGATACCAGAACGCGCGCCGAAATCAATATCGGCTGGTGCGAAAAGTATTTGCACATTCCGGAGGGGAAGTTCGTCGGTCGCAGCCTGAAGATGGCCGATTACATGCAGGATGACTTCCGTGCCATCTACGACAATCCCGATGGCACCCGACGCGCTATTATCTCCAGAGGCAGAAAGAACGCCAAGACCTTTGAAGCTGCCGCGATCCTTCTGCTCCATCTGTGCGGCCCGGAAGCCCTGAACCGCCGTAACTCACACATTCACTCAGCAGCTCTGAGTCGTGATCAAGCCTCCTTGATCTTCAATCTGGCCTGCAAGATGATCAGAATGGATGAGGCGTTGAACAATAATATTCTCATACGTGAAACTGCCAAGCAATTGATCTGCCCCGAGCTGGGCATCCAGTACCGCGCGCTCTCTGCCGACGTCGGCACGAACTTCGGCCTGTCCCCTGCCTTGATCATTCATGATGAATTGGGTCAAGTCAAAGGCCCGCGCAGCGCCCTGTACGAAGCACTGGAAACTGCAACGGCGGCGCAGGACGAGCCGCTGACGATCATTATCTCAACGCAAGCGCCCACCGACGCTGATCTCCTGTCCGTATTGATAGACGACGCAAGCGCCGGTCATGATCCGCATACCGTCCTGCGCATCAACACAGCGCCGCTGGATGATGATCCGTTTGCCGAGGCAACCATCGCCAAAGCTAATCCGGCGCTGAACATCTTCATGAATAAAAAAGAAGTGCTGGCGATGGCGGAAGACGCCAAGCGCATGCCAGCCCGCGAAGCTGAATACAGAAACCTTATTCTCAATCAGAGAGTAGAGACCAACAATCCGTTTGTCACGCAGGATGTGTGGAAAGCTTGTGGTGCTCCTCCCGCGCCACTTGTGGACCTGCCGGTTTACGGTGGCCTTGACCTAAGCTCCGTCAGTGACCTGACAGCCTTGGTCCTGATAGGCAAGCGCGATCGTGTCTGGCAGGTTCACCCTACATTCTGGCTGCCGAGTGAAGGTCTGCGCGCCAAGTCCAAGAAAGACCGTGTGCCCTACGACAAGTGGGCGCGTGAAGGTTTCTTGGAAACCACTCCGGGCTCCTCGGTATCCTACGAGTACGTCGCGCGCTGGCTCTATCAACTATTCCAGCAATATGACATTCGTAAATTAGGATTCGACCGCTGGAATATGAAGCATCTGAAACCTTGGCTGTACAATGCAGGCTTCACCGAAGCACAAGTTGAAGACGACGACACGAAAGTCTTCATAGAGTTTGGCCAAGGGACGCAGTCTATGTCCCCTGCCCTGCGCGATCTTGAAGCTGCGATCAAGGAACGTGAACTGGCGCACGGCAATCATCCGGTGCTGGCCATGTGCGCGGCCTGTGCCATCGTGGAAGGCAAGGACCCTGCCAACCGCAAGTTGTCCAAAAACAAGTCATCGGGACGCATTGACGGACTGGTGGCGCTGACGATGGCGATGGGCGTTGCGCCGATGATGGAAGAAAAAGTTGACGTACAAACCATGATCTTCTAGTCATGTCAATCTGGTTCTGGCTGGGCGTCGCTGCCGTACTCATACCGAGCCTGCTGGGGATACTGTGGATGTTACGCAAATGATTCACATTGTCAAGGAAAAGATCCCGCTATGCGGCTTCACCAGCGACGCGCCTAGATTCTGGAATCCAGATCAAGGGTGGGTCAATCCTGAAGAAGCGCATTACGCGACATGCCGCAAGTGTATCGACTCGTTACATGCGCAGGACGAATACGAATGCACAGTCCTGATGAATGGGTAGTGACGTATCGCATGGTGCCGCTGGGCGGCTGTGGTGAGTGTGAAGTCTGCACCACGTCCGTCACGGAGTTCTTCCGTGGACCACGCGCGGAGTGTGTGCGCATCGCCAAAGCCTTTGGCGGCGGTGAGTGTGACATCGTGCGTACGAACCCTTGGGACGTGGTGATCGGGCCTGCCGAAGACTGGGATAACTTCCTTGAAGCAAACGATGGAGGCTGACATGGATATCGGCGGCATTCTGTTGGGCTTGCTGTACGTCCTGTTGTACATCGCGGTCATCATTCTGGTGGCATTCGCAATCCGATGGGTGATCATCTTTGCGGTTGGCAGCATTGACGCCAACGTGGAAAAATGGGGACGCATCGTCGTCGGCCTGTTGTGTGCTATTGTTGTCGTGGCATGGTTGCTCAGCCTGTTAGGGCTTGTGCATGTGCCCTTTCCCGTTGCCCATCCAATACGATGATACGCCCAACATCATCAAGCCGGAAAAAAGATGACGCCTGATCCCGTCAATCTGCATGCTGCAGTAAACCAGAACTTCCAGATTTTCCGTGGCGAGACGAAGCAGCTCGTCGTGGACATGACCGGCTATGACTTGACAACCGCTACGGCCATAGACTGGTGGCTGGCCGCGTCGCCGTTCGTGGATGACACAACTGACCCGACCAGCGTACTGGCCAAGAAGTCTCTCACGCAAGGTATCACGCAATCAACTGGTTCGCTTACAATAGAACTAGATACAGTGGACACTGACTACATGCCTGACCAGTATTATCATGAACTGAAAATCACATCGCCGACCAGCGTCCAAGTGGCAATGGTCGGCACTGTCATCATTCGTATGTCACTGGAGATGGAGACTACACCATGACGATTGAAATTCTCAATGGGCCAGTGATTGAGGCTGGCGAGTCCTTGAGCGACGGCATTGATTGCAGCAGCGGTGAGATCGTGCGTATCACGATGCCGTCTACGCCATGGGGCGGTGGCAATTTGACGTTTCAAATAAGCTCCGACGGCAACGGTTACAATGATCTCTACGATGCGCGCGGCAATGAGATCACGTTGACCAAACCCAAGAAGGAGGGTGCCGCAGTTATCGTGCTCAATGAGGAATTCACCAAGGCTGTGGTGTGGCTCAAAATCCGTTCCGGCACCGGCTCCAGCCCCGTTGTGCAGAAGGAGCGGCAGCAGTTCGCCATTGCCGTCAGGCCACCGGAGCCCACGCCATGAAACAAAGGCAGGACATTGAACCGGACGACGGCGAGTCCGAAGACGACTTCATGGATCGCTGCACCAATGACGAAGGCGTGGATGAAGACACATGCCAGATGATCTGGGATGCGCGCTCCGCTGCCAACGCCGGGGTTGTTTATAAGACCACCAGCGCGCCAGTCGTCAACAATGAATTCGTCATGAGTGATGAAACTGTTGACCGCATGGACGAAGTTATTTCCGCCGATGGCTGGCACATGGCGGACTTCAAGAAAAATCCCATCGCGCTCTTCGGGCACAACAGCGCTTTCCCCATCGGCAAGTGGACCAACGTGCGGGTGCAAGGGAAACAACTTCGCGGCACATTGGAGATGGCTCCGGAAGGCACCAGTGAGCGCATTGATGAAATCCGCAGATTAATTGCTGCGGGAATTCTGCGCGCCGTCAGCGTCGGTTTCCGCCCGAAGGAAAAAGAGCCATTGGGCGACAAGGCGGATCCGTTCTGGGGTCCGTTCAAGTACATCAAGCAGGAACTTGTTGAATGCAGTCTCGTCAGCGTACCGGCGAACCCGAATGCGCTGCAGGTTGCCAAGTCACTAGGCATTTCACCCGCAACGATTAATGCCGTCTTCGCCAAGCAGGGCGCAAAAGATGGCATCAGGCGTCGTGGGCTTACCGGCAAGCAGGCCGACACACTCCCAAAGAAAGGAGCAGCGACCATGTCGCTCTCAGAACGTATCACCGAAGCTGAAAAGCGGAAGGTGACCAAGATTGATGAACTGAAGGCGCATCTGGACAGCATCAATGATGAGAACATCAGCGATGAGCAGATGGAAACAACCAGTAAACTGAATGCGGAGATTGCTCAGTGCGAGCGTTCCCTCAGTCTGTTGCGCGACAGTGAAAAGAACTTGTCCATGACAATCGACGACGCCAGCCGCGCGCTGGTGCCGTTGAAGACTTTGACCAATGGCAAAGGTCAGGTCGCCGCACCGGCAGTTGTCACGCAGCGGCCATTCGGCATGGGACCAAAGAAGCAGCTCACGACGACTGATCTGCTGGTGCGGTCCGGCGTCGTGCAGATTTTTTCGCATCTGCACAAAAAGCCTGCCGATTTGATCCGTCGGGAGATCTACGGCGAAGACGAACAGACCAAGGCCATCGTGGAATGGGCCACGCGCGCGGCAACAGCGCCAGCCATGACAAGTGTCACCGGCTGGGCTGCTGAACTGGTGCAGCTTATTGTCGCAGAGTTCATGGCGACGTTACTGCCCAAGTCTGTCTTCCCGCGTCTCAGCGCGGCAGGCTTGGGACTGAGCTTCGGGCGGAACGGCAAAATCGTCATTCCGACACGCAGCCGCACTCCGACCATCGCTGGGAGCTTCGTCGGCGAGGGCCAGCCCATCCCGGTTCGTCAAGGTGCCTTCACTAGCCAAACCTTGACGCCCAAGAAAATGGCGGTCATCACGACATGGACGCGTGAAATTGATGAGCATTCCGTGCCAGCCATTGAAGGGCTGCTGCGGAACGCAATCGGTGAAGACACGGCCATCAGTCTGGACAGTGTCTTGCTGGACTCCGGCGCTGCTACGCTGGTGCGTCCGGCGGGCATTCTCAATGGTGTTGTCGGTCTGACGCCAACGGCGGGTGGCGGCTTCGCTGCGGCGGTAGGTGACATCAAGCAGCTCACCGGCGCTTTGATTACCGGCACTCTGGGCAACGTGCGCAATCCTGTGTGGATCATGAACCCACAGCAGCTCAACAGCCTAGGCTTGATTGCCATGCCGGGGATGGGCGTCTTCCCGTTCCGTCAGGAAATTGCGGCAGGCAACCTCGGCGGCTGGGGGATCATTGACAGCGGCACGGTCCCGCTGGGCACGGTCATTGCCATGGATGCTGCGGACTTTGTCAGCGTCAACGGTGACGGACCACGCTTTGAAATCAGCGATCAGGCAACGCTGCATCTCGAAGACACAACTCCGGCGGACATCGGCACCGTCGGCACTCCGGGCGTCGTGGCTGCGCCAGTCAAGTCCATGTTCCAGACGGACAGCTTGGCGCTCCGCCTCATCCTGCCGGTCAACTGGACGATCCGTCGTCCGGGAACTGTTGCATACGTGGCCGGAGTAACGTGGTAGGCAATAACGACTGGCTGGCGTAAAGCCAGCCAGAACATTTTCCGGGAACAGGAGTTAATTCCCATGACTGATACAGCTACGCATAATGCTGAGCAAGCTGCCAAGCAGCAGCAGGAAGCTGAAAAGAAACGTGCCGACGACGCGCGCAAGAAGATCGCTGATGAACGCAAAGCGCGTGAAGAAAAAGGCAAGGCCAGCAAGGAAGGAGGCGTGGAAGGCTCCAAGCCAACGCCGACGCAGGAAGAGAATGATCTTGCTGCAATGGGCGTCCCGGTGCTGGACAAAGAGCCGGATGGCAGCGATGAGCAGCCAAGCCCGGAAGACCAGATGGCCAAGAAGCAGCACAAAGAAGCCAAACCCTCCGGCGGTGCAAACTATCAAACGCGGCAGGCGCATCCGCAGCCGCCGCCGCCTGCAGCACCCAAGTCATAAGGACTTTCCATCGGCATTTGGAACGGGTGTCCCTACTCATTTTCATCAGCCGATGGGGACGTGATCGGGCAGAAGTTCTGAGTAGTCGTGTCTCGGCAGACCCTCCTCTGCTTTTGTCCGATCACGATTAAAAAGGAAGTGCAATGCCGTCCATGAGAACTATGGTGGCGAACGTCGGCCGTGCTATCACCAAGGCGGCTGAAGGCGCATTCCGTCCGGGACCGTATATTCTGCCGGTCAGCGGCGGCTGGCTGCCGGAAGGCAGCTCCATCAACTGGTGGCAGAACGGCGGCACGATACAAAGATTTTCACCATCAGCCATGGTGGAAGCCTGCATCAGCGCCTACAGCCAGACGAGCGCGATGTGCCCCGGTGACCACTGGCTCAGCGATGATGAAGGCGGGCGCGACCGCGTCACGACCAGCGATCTTTCACGCTGGCTGCGCAAGCCGAACTCCTATCAATCCATTAGTGACTTCCAGCTCAACTCTGTGCGCAGCTTGTACGCGGACGGCAACACGTATGCGCTGGCGCTGCGCAACAGTCGCTATGAAGTTGACTCCCTGCATTTGATGGAGCCGCAGCAGTGCTGGCCCTACGTCGCGCAGGATGGAGAAGTGTTCTATGCGCT